TCACATGCGCACAGAGATAGAGAGGCTCAAGGAAGAGAACAAAGCCCTGCGCCGCGCAAATAAAGCCATGGAGACACGCGTAATGGGTGTGAGCTTTGAATAACTTAGATAAGTTCGAACAGCTTCAAAGCTTAATGATGGGCTATGAGTGGGCGACCATACATTGGAACAAAGACAGCAAATCATGGGTTTTCATCATCATGGACGACGACCGTGAAAATTGCATAATCACCACAAATCTAGACAACACGATTAAGATTTTGTTAAACTCAGACTTATAAGCACTGAAATGAATGTGCGATAAAGGACTGAAATATGACCACACATAAAAACAAGTTAGTACACGCTAACAAACAAATAAACAATTTGAATTTATTGGGAGCAGATTATGAATGCTCCTAAGAAGGGTGCTGGAAGGCCTATGGGAAGCCCCAATAAGGCCACAGCGGACGCTAGACAGGCCATAGCCTCATTTGTTGATGGAAACGCTCACAGGCTCACTACGTGGCTCGACCAGGTTGCGGCAGGTGTAGAGAATGATGACGGTACTTATGCTGTGCCGCCTAATCCGGCTAAGGCGTTTGATATGTTTCAAAGCGTAGTGGAGTATCACATTCCAAAGCTGGCCAGAATGGAGCACTCAGGCAGTGATTCGAGCCCAGTGGTGATTGAGCACAATATTGATGTGTTCGGCGAGTTGCTTAAGAATATTAAAATGAAACGCCAGAGCGGCGAATGAGCGTACTAGAAGCAATCCTAGAGGATCCAAAGATCCAGGAAGAGTTCGCTAAAAAGAATCCAATTGAGCAGGCTGTAATCAATTGGCAGTTGCGTTGGTTACACGTTGAGGCGCACAAACATCAGATCGAACCGTCGGGCGATTGGTGGAACATATGGCTGATGCTTGCAGGCCGTGGAGCGGGTAAGACTAGAGCGGCGGCGGAGACTCTGGCCAATTGGGCGTGGGAGCAACCTGGTACACGTTGGCTGGTATCTGCACCGACCAGTGGAGACTTGAAGGGCACATGCTTTGAGGGTGACTCAGGACTACTGAAGGTCATACCGACGGCTCTGGTAGAGAAGTACAACTCTAGCCTGCATGAGATACATCTAAAGAACGGCTCATTCATCAAGGGCATACCGGCCTCCGAGCCTGAGCGCTTCAGGGGGCCACAGTTCCATGGTGGATGGTTAGACGAGTTGGCGGCGTGGGAGTACTTGCAAGACTCTTGGGACATGATCCAATTCGGTATACGTTTGGGTTCTAGGACCAAGCTCATATGCTCCACAACGCCTAAGCCTAAAGATGTGGTGCTGGATCTGATAGCCAGAGAAGGCGATGATGTAGTCATTACCCGCGCCAGTACGTACAGCAACATTAAGAACCTGGCGCCGAGCTTTCAAAAGCAGATCTTACAGTATGAGGGGACGAACCTAGGACGCCAGGAAATCCACGCTGAGATCATCGATCCAGAGGAAGGCGGCATTGTTAAGCGCGATTGGTTCAGACTCTGGCCAGACGGTAAGCCCTTCCCTAAGTTCGAGTACATTATCCAGTCATATGATTGCGGCTTCAAAGACGGCCATGAGAATGACCCAACTGGATCTATTACGCTGGCTGTGTTCAAGCCACTGGATGGTGGCATGTGCGTGATGGTGGCTGACTGCTGGCAAGATAAGCTTCAGTACCCTGACCTGCGCCCCAAAGTGATCGATGAGTATGACGTGGTTTACGGTGAAGGACGGGAAAAGAAACGAGTTGACCTGATACTGGTGGAGGATAAAGCGGCGGGTATCAGCTTGATCCAGGACTTACAGAGGGCTCACCTGCCGGTGATTGGTTATAACCCAGGACGGGCGGATAAGACACAGCGGCTGTCGATTGTGGCCAACATCATTCGAGCAGGCCGAGTGTGGGTGCCGGAGCACAGTAAGCGCAAGGGATACGTCAGGGACTGGGCTGAAGGGATGGTGAGCCAGATCTGTAGTTTCCCTGAGACGGCGCACGATGAGTTTGTGGACTGTATCAGCCAGGGCTTAAGATACTTGAGGGATGCAGGCTGGATCAGTATTGACCCACCACCGCGGGATGAGTACGACCCAGAGGATGCTATAGATGCGATGGAGTTCAATAAGAAACAACGAGGCAATCCATATGGCGCATAAACGCGATTCAATCGCGGTCGGTAGACTTCGCCAGTGGCCACAGGCATAATCTAGGCATGAACAAGCCCAACATTGACCAGATGAGATTGGCGCTCCTAAACAAAGGGGGCATCGTATCTCTACTCCGTAAGCATGGACGCCCAGCAGAGAGCGACCTAGATGCAATGAGGAAGCTGAGCAACGGACACAGGGTGTTTGTAGCGCACGAGCAAGACGAGGCACCTAGAGAGATTAAGTCAGTCAGTGAGATGCATGGCTACACGCCTGACCAGATATACACGGTCGCACCGCATCACGAAGCCAAGGGCGGCTCTGCGCACATGAACAATGGTGGTGGGCTTGAGAAGTTCCTGAAGAAAAGCAAGATCAAACAACGCGTGTATCACGGCACTGGCGCAAACGTCATGGACTTCAAGCCATCACGAATGGGCGCAATGGGGCCAGGTGTTTATGTCACTACCGATCCAGAGGTTGCGTCTGGCTATGCCAACGTCGTCAACAATGGACGAGAGCAAAACAATCCAAACGTGTTGCCTTTGCACATTCAAGCCCGTAACCCATTCACGATCAGCCATGTAAACAAGTCGCATGATGAGCTGTTCAAGCATTTTGATCCAGAAGGCAAATTGACTGATGAGCAAGTAATTAAGTTGGTCAAGAAGGCTGGCCATGATGCGATTCATGCAATTGAAAGCGGAGAAATCAATATGCTTGATTCGCGCCGCATCAAATCAGCCATCGGCAACCGTGGCACCTACGACACCAACGAACACGACATCATCAAAGCCGATGGCGGCCAGGTAGACATGGACAGGATGCGCCTTGAGCTGATGAACAAGGGTGGATTGTCCAAGCAAGAGCGCAGGGCTAACCGCAAGAAATTTATGGAGCCAAGCAAAGACAAGCGCCGCTTTTATCATGGATCTAAAGAGCCAAACATTGTTGAGTTCAAAACCAGAAAGCAAATTGCTGATGAGAACTATCCAGATGATCCATCAAATGATTACAGGGATGAGCGCAACGCGGTGTTCCTGTCGCCTGATCCAAAGTTCACTCGCCACTTCTCGGTAGAAGGGTACACCGACACTGGGCAAGCACCTACAACGTACCCAGTGCATGTGCAAGCAAGGAACCCATTTGACTTTGATAATCCAAAGCATCGTGAAAACCTGTGGAAAACATATCACGACATTTATTACAACCCTGAGTCTGAGTTGTATGCGCACGGGCCGCATGACACAGCCAGCGAGAAGACTCTTGCTGAGATGCGAATGAAAAAGAGAATTTATGAATCGCATAAAGATGAAAACAATTGGCCGTTGTTTGAGAACCCTAACGTTCAAGAAGCAATACAAGACATGGGGCACGATTCGTTCTACATCAAAGAACGCGGAACCAAAAACCTTGGCGTGTACGATCCAAGAAGGATCAAGTCAGCCATTGGTAACCGTGGTACATACGACATCAATGAACCAGACATTAACAAGAAGAACGGCGGCATCACCCACGCCCACCACCTAGATATAGAAGAGCGACCACTATGAAAGAACTTGTAGGAAAAGGTAAACCTTTTTACTCGGCACTTGATCGGGCGTTAGAAACATTGCCAGAGAAGGCTAGTCCTGAGCAAATTGTCAATCATCTAATTAAGATGGGTGTTAAGCCACAAGAGATAATAGATCGTCGAATGGACAAAGAAGTTGGTGCGCCGTTGATACCGCGTGAGCGCACAGTTAAGCTTAAGAAGCCTGACGATAAGGGGCGAACAGAAATCGTTGAGCCTTACTTTGAGACAACAAGAGTTAGTGGTGCCAAGGCTATACCGCGCAAAGTAGTTTCTGAACTGGCACAAAAGAACCCAATGGTTGCACCAGTTGAGAAGGTGCTTGGCAAGATGAGCGATTCCGAGTTCTTACAAAGAGCTAATGACATAGCCGAACAGAATTTTGGCGTGCCCTACGGCCAGTTAGATCATGAGAAGCAAAGTTCAATTGAAGGCTACATAGATGAGGATACATCTTATCATCGAGCATACACATTACCTGGTGGTGAGAACTACCGTGAGATGTTGATTAAGGCTCCGAAAGGCGGAGAGGAGTTTCCTGGCGTATCAAATCACTTTGGTGGTGAACCTGGCATCCTTGCAAGTATGCGATTAAAAGATCGTATTGGCCCTAATGGTGAGAAGCTTTTACACCTAGAGGAGTTGCAGTCTGACTGGCATCAGCAAGGGCGTGAGGTTGGATATAAACGACCTAATACGGGTGGTTTGCCTGAACTTAAAGAGGGTTGGAAATATGAAGATTTCAATGGAAAGATTGGAATTCGTGATCCTCGTGGAATACTTGCGGTAGCAGTTGAAAAACCTGAAGATGCTATTCGTTACATAAGAGAAAACGGTTGGGCAAAACCAAACTCAGGCGTACCTGATGCCCCATTCAAAAAGAACTGGGAAGAGATGGCGCTCAAGCGATTGATTCATCATGCCGCTGAGAAGGGTTACCACGGCATTGTTGTGACGCCAGGCCATGAGCAGGCAGACCGTTACAGCTTGGCCAAACACATCAATGAACTTCATTTATCTGGCACAAACTTAGTTGCATACGATCACAATGGCAATGAAGTCATTAAAAAAACTGGCGTCACTTCACAAGAGTTGCCATCGCTTGTTGGCAAAGAAACGGCAGAAAAATTGATGGCACAACAGCCGCAGGGTACTTTACGTTCATTGACTGGTCAAAACCTTGAAGTCGGTGGCGAAGGCATGAAGGGCTTTTACGACAAAAAGGTGCCTAACATCCTCAACAGCATCGGCAAGAAGTACGGTGTGAAAACGCAGTTGCATGCACATCCAATCAAAACTGAGCGTGAGCAAATGGTTCCTGACAATGCTGGCCTCGGAATGATTCGATCAGGCAAACCTGAGTATGCTCATGCACATCATTTCCCCATAACAGAAGAGATGCGCAAAGATGTATTGACTAATGGCCTGCCCTTGTATGCTGAAGGTGGTGGTGTTCCTAGCCAGCATAGGGCACAATTCGAGAAGACGTTAGCAGACCTTAAGATAAGGACTGAGCTTAATAAAAAGTACAACGACTTGTACGAAAAAAAGCGCGTAGAAAATCAACCGACTATTCAAGAGTTCTATGCTATGCATGGAATACAACACAAAGCCGAAGGAGGCGCCGTGCAACCATCCCTTAACCATATGCGCATGGCGCTAATGACCGGCGGTAAGATACCGTACACAGACATATCTAACATAGGCGCAGACGAAGCACCTAGCATGGGCGTTAAGGCGTTTATTAATCCTAATGAGCGCAACAACATGGGACCTGGTGGCGTACAGTTACCAACTGGTGGGATCGATATGAACCCGCAACAGCCTGGCCAACAGTTAATGCCACAGCAACCACAACAACAACCGCAAGGACAGCCCTCCCCGCTCAGCGCAGGAGCATCTAGCCCATTACAGCAACCACCTAGCAACATATTGCAGATGACACCGCAAGGTCAGGCGATGAATGCTATGACACCTCCTAAGCAGATGGCTGAAGGCGGTGAAGTTGAACATATGGCCAATGGCGGCTACATGACGCCAGAAGATCACTATCATCAATTGTTGATGCGTCATTACATGGGAGACAAGCTTAGCAAGGCGGATAACATAGCTTTGGGTTTGTATCACCGAGTAGGTGGTGGAAAGAAATTAAACAAGCCAATAGGTGAATATCAGTTTAATGTTGCGCCTAATCTTAATGTGAACATGGCTCCTGAAAAAATAATTACTCCAGAAGATTTGTTTGGAGGCCATGGCATGCCATTTATTGGCGACTCTTCAATGGCTGGAAGAATTATTACTGGTGCGGAAGGGCATCAGTTTGATCAACCCGTGGAGGTTGAAGGCGGTCATGATTACATGCGTGCCAATGCCTTACATAAAGATAAGTCTAAGCGTGCCATATGGGCAAGCGCTCCAGGCAAGATTAAACATTTAACCCAGAAAGCTGAAAGGCTAAAGACCAAAGGACCCGTATATGGCATACATACTGGTATGTCTCCTACTGGCGTAGATTTTTCTCACATGCCTGCTGAAGTCTTGGGAGAGATGGTTAAGAAATCAAAGATAACCAAAAAATCTGAAAAAGAATTTAACAAAGAAATGAGCGCCAGGTTTAAAGACTTTCCTGGATTGATGCACGAGGACTTGCATGAAATGCTCAGAGCACCAGGATCTGGTGAATTACGCAAGCATTTTGTAAAGCGTATGGCGACAGATAAATATCAGAATGCAGGATTTCCAGAAATTGCAATGGCTAGATTGGCCGTACAGCATCCTAACTTAATGCAACATGATGAACCAGGCAAAGAGTATGTTGGATCTAGTATTGGTAGATTTAATCCTAACTATAGTCTTGTAGACAATCCAGTTAATCCACATCATTCATATCCAGCCGTAATTGGCGGTGAATACGTTGGTGCTCTGCACTCAGAAAAAGATAAGCCATTGTTAACAACAAAAGACTTTTTTCATGAGTTTCATAAATTACGTAGAGAGTTTAATGCTCCAGAAGGTGGAGACAGACGTGCGTTTGAATTAGCACAACCTGTACAAAAATTTGATCAAGAGTGGCTTGATAAAGTAATGCCGATTTATCTTGCAAGACGCAAACAACTAACTGGTAAGAAAAAAGGCGGAAGTGCAAGACTCTCCACAAATAAAGACATGATGCAATTAGAATTGATGCGCAAACCTAAAAAGGCTAAATGATGGATCAAGAACCAGAATACATTGAAAATGAAGACGGCAGTGCTAATGTCACTATGCCGGAAGAGGATCTTGACATTGAAGAGATGCCAGATGGGAGCGCGGTTGTAAACACGCCTAATGATGGCCCAGAAGAGAATCCTGATTTCTACGGCAACATGGCGGATGGTTACGCTGAGTATGAATTAAACACGTTAGCGTCAAGGTATATTGATCTACTCAGAAAAGACAAAGACGCACGTGAGCAAAGAGATAAGCAGTATGAAGAGGGTATCCGCCGTACTGGTATGGGTAATGATGCGCCAGGTGGTGCAACGTTTATGGGTGCATCTAAAGTTGTTCACCCTGCTATGGCAGAAGGCTGTGTAGACTTTGCCGCCCGTGCAATTAAAGAGATGTTTCCGCCAGATGGTCCAGTCAGAACTAAGATCCTTGGCAAGATGGATGACATCAAAGCTGAGCGTGCTGAGCGTAAGCGCGATTATTTGAATTGGCAGATTACTGAGCAGATTGAAGAGTTTAGAGACGAGCAAGAGCAGTTGCTGACACAGTTACCGCTGGGTGGCTCACAGTACTTTAAGCTGTGGTTTGACGAAGAGAAAAAGCGCCCCTGCGTTGAATTCTTACCGATTGACCGAGTGATCCTGCCCTTTGCGGCATCAAACTTCTACACGGCTCAGCGTGCGGCTGAAGTACACGAGATAACGCACTGGGAGTTCAATCGCAGGATAGCAAGCGGTATGTACCGTGATGTGGACGTGACTAGGGCTACACAAGAGATTGAGCCTAACCGCGTACAAAAGGCTAATGACAAAATTGAAGGTAAGAAGTACGAAGACAATGAGGACGGACTCAGAAAGGTCTATCACATCTATACGTACTTAGAGATGGAAGAGGACAAGTACACCAAAGGCAAGATGGCACCGTACATCTTGATGGTGGACGAGTTAAACCACCAGGTGATTGGTCTGTACCGTAACTGGGAAGAGCAAGACGAAACCATGACCAAGTTGGACTGGATCGTTGAGTTCAAGTTTATACCTTGGAGGGGAGCATATGCAATCGGTTTACCTCATCTTATTGGTGGTCTTAGTGCCGCCCTTACTGGTTCGCTTCGCGCTTTACTTGATTCAGCGCATATCAATAACTCTGCAACGATGCTTAAGCTCAAAGGAGCAAAGATCAGCGGACAATCGCAACAAGTAGAAGTTACGCAGATTGTTGAGATAGAGGGAGCCCCAGGCGTCCAAGACATCAGGCAGATTGCTATGCCTATGCCGTTCAACCCACCTAGCCAAGTTTTATTTGAACTACTAGGATGGCTAGATACGGCCGCTAAGGGCGTTGTTAGCACAAGTGAAGAGAAGATAGCGGACATCAACCAAAACGCGCCTGTAGGTACCACGCAAGCTCTTATCGAGCAAGGCGCCGCAGTGTTTAGCGCGATTCATGCACGCTTACATGAGTCACAAGGCCGTGTACTCAAGATCCTTTGCAGGCTCAATCGATGGCACTTGGATGAGATGCGCAAGTCTGAGATTGTTGCGGATCTAGAGATTAACAAAGAAGACTTCAGCCGTAACACGGACGTTGTACCTGTTTCTGATCCACACATCTTCTCTGAAACACAAAGGATGGCTCAAAATCAGGCTGTACTGGCACTTGCTGAGAAGCACCCAGAAGAGTTCAACATGAACAAAGTGTTGTCCAGGTTCCTCAAGCAGATGAAGGTGCCAGACATCAATGAGTTAATGAAAGATACTCCAGCGCCAGAACAACGGACAAGTGCGGACGAAAATGCGGCGATGTTGTTGGGTCAGCCTGCGTATGCTTATATGCAACAAGACCACATTGCGCATATTCAAGATCACTTGCAGTTTGGCATGAACCCATTCCTGGGTCAGTCACCCTTTGCTGATCCTAACTACCTGAACAACTTAATTGAACACATAAAACAACACATGACGCTTTGGTATCTTAATAGATCCAACGGCTATGTTGCGCAAGCCAACAAAGGTAAGCCAATCGACAACTACGACGATCCAAGACTTACATCGACCTACGACAAGCTGTACACAAGCGTTGGCGGTCACTTGAAGTTGGACACGCAAGAAACGTTTGAGCAGTTTGCACCGCAATTCCAGCAGTTGATCCAGCAGGCTCAGCAACGTGCACAAGCGGCGCAAGGACAGTTACCGCCAGATGCACAAGTTGTTAAAGACACAAGCATGGCTGAGACACAGCGTAAGGCGGCGGCAGACAAGGCTAAGCAAATGTTTGACCAGGCTAAGTTGGCGGCTGATGCTCAGAAAAATCAAGTTGATAATCAAACAAAGATTGCAATTGAGAATGCTAAGCTGACTCATGAAGCGATAACAAACATGGTGCAATCATCACCACCCGCCGCACCCGCGGTACAACCGGCGCAACCGCCACAACCTGAAGGAGCCCCAAATGGCAACGTCTGATGCAGAACAAAAGAGTGACATGGTACGTTACCGTACCCGTATGGCCCAAGGCGTAAAGCTTGACGGCACAAGCCTACAACCCAAAGGCGGTAATCAGCCTAAGAAGCCACAAGGCGGATTAGCACACGCTAAAAAGAAATGATTTCAGCTCTGATCCATGTGATCAAACTGCACCAAGCTGAAATAGGAGCGGCTCTAGCGGACGGCAATGCCAGTACGTGGGAGTCGTATCAACGCATGGTTGGCGAGAATCAGGGGCTCAAGTATGTCCTTGATCAAATAAACCGCATGTTAGACGAAGAACGAAACCAAGAATAAGTCCCCCTAAAGGACTGAGGCCGCGCTGAAAAGCGCTTTAACGATGCACCTGAAATATGGTGATTTTTAGGAGTTAGTATGAGTGAAGCAAACGAACCGATTCAAATTATCGGTGGTAGTGAAGGTGTGTCCGATCCAACTGAGTTGGCATGGGCATTCCCAGACGTAAACCCTGGACAACGTCCATACGGTGGTCGAGTGATTGTGCAACTGCGTCGAATTAAAAAGAAACGTGGCCGTATCATCATTGTTGATGAAACCAAAGAAAACGAAAAGTGGAACAACATGATCGGTAAGATCGTGGCGATTGGTCCATTGGCGTTTAAGAACAAAGACACTATGCAACCCTGGGTCGAAGGCTCTTGGGCTGAGATTGGTGACTATGTTCGCGTGCCTAGGTGGGGCGGAGATCGTTGGGAGCGATTAGTTCCTGGCGAGGCTAACGAAGAGTACCCAGACCCAGTGCTATTCATGACAATCAACGACCATGAACTGATTGCGGCGGTCACAGATGACCCGCTATCGTTCAAAGTTTACGTATAAAAGGACACAATCATGGCAACTGATACAAAAGATTCAGCAGAACTGGACATTTTGGAAGAGAAAGACGGTTCTGCGGTGGTAGATATACCCGCAGATATGAACATTGGCGACGATGTTGAGGTCGAAAACGCGATTGAATCGCGCTCCGAAGAGCCTCCAAAGGCTGAAAACGAAGATGACGACCACCCAGACGACGATGAAGCGCTCAGAGCGGCCAAAAGAAACCGTCGTAGGGCTAAAAAAGACCTAATCCGCAAGACAAACGAAGAAAAAGACCTGCGTTTACAGCAATTACAGCGTGAAAACGAGGAATTCAAGCGTCGTTTATCCAATGTTGAGGATAGAACACGTCAAAACGACATTTTGCGTATAGAAAAGAACATAGAAGATAGCCAAGTACGCTTGGAATACGCAAAAATGAAGTTAGCAGAGGCTGTAAGCTCTAATGACGGCCAGGCTATGGTAGAGGCGCAAGACCTTTTTACCACTGCTAAGCAAGAAATAGCTGAGTTACAACAGTACAAGAATCGTATGGCTGAACAGCCACGACAACAACAAAGAAACGATGATGTTGCAATGCCTGATCCTTCAGTTCAGCGCAACGCGGCAGAGTGGATGCGTCGTAATTCTTGGTATAACCCGAACTCAAGTGACCGCGATGTCATGGTGGCAAAGAAGCACGATGAAGCGATGGTTGCAGAGGGATGGGATCCGTCCGATAAAGATTATTGGGAAGAATTAGATAGTCGCTTGCAAAAAGCACTGCCACATCGTTACAATGCATCAACGGACAGTGATTCTGTTGTTCGTAAACCGAGGAACGTTGTGGGAAGTTCTGGACGAGAAGCATCGGCGGCCTATGGGGGCAGAAATAACTCCCAGTTCGTGCTTTCACCTGAGAGGGTAAGGGCAATGAAGGAAGCAGGCGCTTGGGACAATCCAGTTCGCAAAAAAGCAATGGTCGAAAGCTTCATGAAGTACGACCGTCAAAACCGCAATAACTAATACTTGGAGAATAAATTATGGAATCACGTCTTAAAAAATCTTTGAAGGCTGGCGCACGCGAAGACCGTTCTAACGGGGAAGCAAGTCACCAGGCTCCAGAAGACAAGTTCATTTCTGCGCAGGAACGTCGAAAGATGTGGAGCGAGGAGTGGACGCAATCAGCACTGCCAAAACTGCCCAATATGGATGGGTGGCACCTTTGCTGGCTTTCGACAACCAACACTTACGATTCAATCGATAAGCGGATTCGCCTAGGATACGTTCCAGTTAAGTCTGAAGAGTTACCAGGTTATGAAGATTATCGGGTTAAGTCAGGTGAGCATGTTGGGTATATTTCGTGCAACGAGATGTTATTGTTCAAGTTGCCCATGGATATTTACCAAGAGGTTATGACGCATATGCACCATGACAAACCTCGTGAAGAAGCGGACAAAATCCGTGTTCAATTGGAAAGTCTCCAGGGTCAAAGAGATAGTAATGGTCGTTCGCTTGTAAATGTCGAGGGCGAGGGTATTGGTAGTATTGATCAACAACCAAGCAAATTGCCCGTATTTTCGGGTTAACTAAGGAGAAATCATGAGTTCAACCTCTGCTCCGTTCGGCTTGCGTCCTGCGTTCCACCCCTCTGGTCTGGATCGCGCACAAGCGCTCGCTAACGGAATCACTTCTGGATTGGCTGTCAATATATTGAAAGGCCAACCTGTATGTTACGCAACATCTGACACAGTAGGATCTACTGGTGCCGCTAACGGTACTATTATTCCTGCGGCAACCCCTGGCAACAGTGCGGCAACAGCGGCTTATAAAGTAGCTGGTGCATTCTCTGGTGTTGAGTGGACAGATACAACTGGACGTCGTCGTGTATCCAACTACTGGCCTTCTGGAACATCGTTCCAAACTGGTTCATGCGTTGCTTACTTCTACAACGATCCAATCATCGTCTATGAAATCCAGGCTGATGGATCTATGGCGCAAACCACAATCGGTGGCGAGTACAACTTCAGTAACATTACCTCTGGTTCAACAACCACTGGTTTGTCACAGTGCACATTGGCTTCTGCATCCGCTCAATCGAACGGTGCACAAGGTCAAATGCGCGTCGTTGATCTAGCACCATATGTGGACAACGCTTGGGGTGACTCTTACACGATCGTTCGTGTACAGTTGTCATATACACAATTCACTGCGGCAACAACTGCTGTCGTATAAGGAGTAAATTATGGCCGCACCAATGCGAAGTACGGACTTTAGATCAATCGTTGAGCCAATTCTTAACGAGTGTTTCGATGGAGTCTATGACCAACGTGCCGACGAGTGGAGCCGTGTGTTCCGCGAAGAAGACGGTATTCCACGTAATTATCACGAAGAGCCAGTCCTTTATGGATTTGGAGCCGCACCACAATTGCCTGACGGTACACCAGTAACGTATCAGCAAGGTGGCGTACTCTTCCTCAAGCGCTATGTGTACAAAGTGTATGGCCTCGCCTTCGCTTTGACCAAAGTGCTCGTAGAAGACGGCGATCACATCCGTATCGGTCAAGTTTATGCACGTCACTTGGCACAATCTTTAGTTGAGACTAAAGAACTGTTGTCAGCTAACGTTCTAAACACAGCGTTCAACTCCTCTTATCCAGGTGGTGACGGTGTATCTTTGATCAATACTGCTCACCCAATCGTGAACGGTACATTCTCTAACCAGTTGTCTACAGCCGCAGTGTTGTCACAGACTTCTTTAGAGCAAATGTTGATCCAGATCCGCCAAGCTGTTGACAACAACGGTAAGCGTATCCGTTTGGTACCACGTCAATTAGTCGTGGCTCCAGGCAACATTTTCCAAGCTGAAGTATTGTTGAAATCTGTACTACGTACAGGTAACGCCAACAACGACATCAACCCAATCAAGTCTATTGGCTTGCTTGACGAAGGTGCCGCAGTTCTGTCACGTTTGACTTCATCTACCGCATGGTGGGTACAGACAGACGCTCCAGAAGGCTTCAAGCTCTTAATGCGTCGTCATCTTGAGAAAACCATGGAAGGTGATTTCGAGACTGACTCTATGCGTTATAAGGCTACTGAGCGTTACGACGTTGGTTATACTGACCCACGTTGTGCTTACGGTACACCTGGCGTGTAATCGAACAGGGGGTTGGAGAAATCCTTCCCCCTTTTTTTCTAAATGATCAAGCTTTTCAAGGAGAAGATCAATGCCTCAATTTCAAGATGATATTTTCGTAGGTGGTATTCAAGGCCAAACCTACATGGGTACTGGTGCTTATGCATCAAACGCGGTTTTCTCAGGAACAATCGCATCAACAACATTAACAGTTACTGCTTTACTGTCTGGCGACGCACTCGTTGTAGGCCAGTACATTACAGGTTCAGGCGTAACAGCTAATTCCTACATTTCAGCATCCACAGGCCAAAACAGCCTCGGACAGAATACATATACATTGTCACAGTCATCAACAGTTAGTTCTGCTGTAACAATGTACGCCGCTGGAAATGCTTTGTTAGGCGATCCAAGCCCAATGTCTTTAGGCGTTGGACCACTAGGTCGTGTATATGTTTGGGACACAATTCCACAGACATTACAAGCCGCAAACATTGCCGCGTCACAAACCCCTGCCGCCGCTGGTAACTTAACACTTACAGCGGGAACATCCGCAACTTCAGTTGTACGTTCTAACGGCGTTACAGCGATTCAAGTTGACGTTCCACGTGCATTGACAATCACAACTGGTACAGCGGCCGCTTCTACATTAGCAGGCGTTGCGATTACTGGTACAGGTGGTCAAATTTCTTACACATCACAAGCTGGTCTAGTTTCAGGTCAATACCTAACTATCTCTGGTACTTTGGGTGGAACAGGTTCTATCACTGGTTACAGCAACCCAACAACATACGTGTTGACTGCTGTTACAGCGACTACAGCTACATTGACAACTACAGCCGGTGCGGCAGTTGTTACTACAGCCGGTACGCCAACAGGATTGACCTACACACTAGGCGTTGCACCAGTTACAGCAACAATCAGCGGTTACGATTACTACGGTCAAGCAATGACACAAGCAATCACAACTAGCTCATCTGTTTCTACTGCTGTTACAACAACCAAGGCTTTCTATCAGATCACTCAAGTGGCTGTAAGCGGTGCTACTGGCACAACTTTGACAGTTGGTACATCTGATACGCTAGGTTTACCAGTGCGTGTAATCGACGCAGGATACGTAATCAGCGTTGGATGGAACAACACTTTAGCTCGCGATACTGGTACATTAACTGTAGCGGCAACAGCAACAGCAACAAGTACAACTGGCGACGTCCGCGGTACTTATGCTGTAGGAACATCAAACGGATCTAAACGTCTGGTTATGTCCATAGCGATGCCTGCGATTGCAGTTGGTCCTAACGCTACTCGCGTTGGTGCTCTTGGTGTTACTCAAGCCTAATAGGGGAACAATATGGGTCAATTTAAACCAATGGTCAAAATGATGACCGATGAGCCCTCAGTTATTCTGAAGCTCAAAAAAGGTGGCAAAGTTCACTCTAAGCATGAGAAACATGAAGAGCATGGTCACAAGGCTATGCACCACATGGTTCATGAAGAGGCTGAGCACGGCCATTCACCTAAAAAGCCTTCTATGGCACATCGCCGTAAGGCTATGAACCCCAACTTGTACAAGAAGGGTGGCAAAGTTGCGCACGAAGAGCACGAGATTCACAAGCTTGAGAAAGAGCTGAAGCATCACGAGCACGAGAAGGCATCTAAGGCACATCATGGCCTCAAGAAAGGCGGAAAAGTTCATCAAAAAGCTACTGGTGGCTCTATTGATAACCACATGACCAAGACAACTATCAAGGGTAATGCCAAGAAGTTTATGGAAGATTTTGTGGTTGATGGTGATCGTCATGACAAGGCTCATGGTACTAAAGGCATTAAAGAAGGCTCAATCGCTGGATTTAAGCATGGTGGACACATGAAGCACCACAAATCAACTGGTGGAGCTATTCCTTCTGATACTCATGAAAAGAAAAACATGGGTAAAAGCAAGATGCACGGCACCATTGAGGGTAACGAGCATGACTACTTAGAGACTGAAATGCACTCTGCCAAGAAAGACAAAGCTCATGGTACAAAGGGCATTAAGGAAACTAACGCAGGTGGCTTCAAGCACGGTGGTAAAGCTCATAAGATGCACCACAAGGCAACTGGCGGTGCTATTCCTGCGGCTACTGAGAAGAAGCTCAAGGAAGGCCATATGAAGCACGGTACTGTTGAAGGCGGCGATTGGGAAGACCGTCCTGCTGATACAGCAATGCCTGGCAAGAAAAATGGTAAGACTGGCCAAGTTAATGAGTCTAATGCTGGTGGTTTCAAGCATGGAGGCCACGCCGCAAAAAAGCACTACGCCACGGGCGGTAATGTTGTAGATGACGGTAAAGCAGTAAAAATGCCCCGTCACTTCGTCAGCAAACCCGTGGCTAACAGCTTGCAATCTGGCACCTTTAAAAAGGGTGGGAAGGTACAACATCACCAAGTTGGTGGATTACAGTTTGCGCCTGGTCAAAACATGCGCGATGTTTCACCTCAAGATGTTGCTGATGCCAAGCAAAGGATGAAAGATACTGAAAATTACGAAAGATATTCCAAACCCAATCCGGAAGAATATGCAAAGTATGAACAGTATATGAAACCAGTTGCTGGAGCAGGAAGAGGATTTGTTAATCCTCCAATGGCCAGAAAACAAGGCGGTAGAGCCAAGAAGTGTTAAACGGTGGGGGCTTCGGCCCCTACCCCATCAATAGGTGAAATATGTCACAACTATCGGTCTATACAGGTCCAACGTCGAATACCGACAATCAATTACGTCTCCAGCAAGCTCAGCGTTCAGGTGCTTATGATGCTGTAGACAAAATAAGAGTATCAACGCCTCAATCGCTCATTGATACTGACTTTGAGTATGGCCAACAGCCTACCAAGTGGGAGCAACTTGCTCTGCAAAACAACCGTCAGTCGTTGTACTACTTACCCAATTCTGCATTACCCGTATCAGCAATTACTGGTAATCAATCAAATACCTATCAATTGGTGGTTACGTTTGCATCAAACGTGACAATCGCTACAGGTACGCCGTTCTTTATTGAAGATACGATTGACCCAAATGCTCAAGGATGGGCATATGTTGTTGCGGGTGTGTCTGCTGGAACATCAATTACTGTTCAAGTAGCTAACCCAGTCACAACAGTAAACAACTATTCCGCGGCAACTACATATTGCTACCAGGGCTACACATTCTCTAACTGCGGTATTGCTTTAACAGGTACTACAGCATTTACATTTGTAGGCTCTACAATTACTGTTACCACATCTTTCCCACATGGATTGTCTGCAAACTCAGCAATTTACATTACAGGAACAACTGGACCATCTACAGCAACACAAATCAATGGATCACAGACAGTAGCAACTACACCTAGTGCTACGACATTTACGTTCACTAACGTAAACGGTACACCATCAACAACGATTGCTAATACAGCAGGTCAAACTAACTTGTATGCTCGTCCTTCTGGATGGGTAGATACACATGCCTACGATGGTTCTGTTAACTTTACAGCAGGTGCATCTGTACCAAATCAACAGTTATTCCGTCAAACACGTCGTTATTTCCGTTACCAGTCTGGTAAGGGTATCCAGTTCTCAACAGGAACTATCCTTAAGCCACAAATTGCGTTTACGACACTAACTTCATCTGGAACAACAGTTACAGTTACAAGTAAAGTACCGCACAATTTAACGGTTGGTACGTATGTTCAGGTATCAGGCTTTGATCAGTCTGCGTATAACGGTATCTTTAAAATTGCTAGCGTACCTACAACTCTGACATTTACATATACAGCGTTATCAACACCAAGTGCTACTACAGCAACATGTACTGTTCCATCAATACCGCACGTAAGTCCTTATTCATGGTACGGTTCAAGCAACAAGATTGGTTTCTTTGACAGCCAAAACGGTATTTTCTTCCAATTTGATGGCCAAACACTGTATTGCGTACTGCGTAACAGCGTAAACCAAATTACTGGAACCGTTACAGCTACACAGAACAGTTCTTTAGTTACTGGTGCTAATACACAGTTCACAACTCAACTGGTTGTTGGAGATTACATCGTAATCCGTGGACAAACACACCGTATTACAACGATTACAAGCGATACACAGTTGTACATTACACCTGAGTACCGTGGAGTAACTATTGCAAATGCTTTGGTTTCTCGTGTTGTTGAGACAAGAGTTCCACAATCTCAGTGGTGGGATGTATGTGATGGATCAAACTCCATCTCTAACCCTTCTGGTTACTTGCTTGACCTTACCAAAGTCCAAATGTTCTACATGGACTACTCTTGGTACGGTGCAGGTGTGGCTAGATTTGGTTTCCGTGCTACAAATGGTCAAATCATTTATGTATACGGCTTCCAAAACAACAACGTACAGTACCAAGCTTACATGCGTTCAGGCAATTTGCCATCGCATTATGAGCAAAACACTGTATTGCCACTGACAACAATTACTGCAAGCGTTGGATCAACCGATACAAGTCTTAACGTACTTAGCACATCGGGCTTTAACCCAGCAGGCGGTACAGCACGTATCATCGGTAACGGCACATCTGGCGTAATTGAGTACATCACTTACACAGGATTGACCACTACAACACTTACTGGTTTGACCCGTGGTGTAACTGGAGGCGCCGCCGCAACATCGTTTACATATTCAGCAACTGCACCAATCGCGGTTGAGTATGCATCTCCTGATACAGCGGCTCAGTTGTCACACTGGGGTTCATCTGTTGTTATGGACGGTGGATTCACTCAAGACGTGTCATTGATTTATAACTACGGTATGACTTCAGCCGTATCTACATCTAGCGCGACTGCGGTACCTATCATGGCCATCCGTGTTGCTCCTTCTGTAGATAACGGAACAGTTGGTACATTGGGCGTTAAGGAAATTATCAACCGTTTGCAATTGCAAATGCGCGAGATTGCTATGTTGACGACCACAAGTTACCTCGTTCAGTTTATTTTGAACGGCGTAATTGGTGGAACAAGTGGATTTACTTCTTTTGCATCGCCAACACAAAACGGTACTAATACGACTTCAATCGTTCAAGTGGCAACGAACACCAATACGGCAACCACCATTACTGGCGGTGAGTCGATTGCGGCATTCTTTACGAATACTGCGGGTCAAACCACTTTAGATTTAACAGCGGTTGCGCCGTTTGGTAACTGTATTCTTGGTGGTGGTCTGTCAAACACAGTTCCTACAAGCCAAGCCGGTACATATCCAGATGGACCAGATATTTTGTATGTAACGGTTAGCCAGATTGGTTCAAACGGTACTGCATTTGCTCGTTTATCTTGGCAAGAAAGTCAGGCTTAATATGCCCTTAACGAAGTCTAAATCAAAGAAAGCCTTTTCGCATAACGTGGAGGCAGAGATGCACGCAGGCAAGCCACAGCGTCAAGCAGTGGCGATTGCATATGCAGTCCAGCGTAAGGCTAAGAAGGCTAGTGGGGGTTCGATGAGCCCTCACTCCTATGACAGCGATTGGGACTACCGTCGCGCCATGGGTGAAGATATGGACTCAGACAATCCAGAGACTGAAGAGAAAGAGTCTTACAAGATCCCACGTAAAGAAGAGAAGAAGATTAACAAGCTTGAAGGCCGTATTGGCCTTGAGAAAAAGGCTTTAGCTTCTGGACGTAAGGAAGAGGCTAGTAAGCAAAGTGCTCGTATTGGGCGTAATCTAGAGTCAGAAAGAGCTAGAGCAGGCGCTAAGTACGAAGAGTCAGTTGGTAATAAACAGAAAGCACAATCCCACCGCAAGGAATGGGAAACTACATTTAAGAAGCCCGCACCCTTCAAAAAGGGCGGAAAAGTAACTCATCCTTGCTGGTGAAATCATGGCCAAACCTGGACTTTATGCCAACATCCA